CATGCTCAACGACTGGTCCAACGGTGGGATCGGTAACGACTTTTGTACCTTCTTCTTTTACTCCAGAGATAATCTTTTGCGCAGTTCTGTTAAATACATTCTCGTTTTCTTTAGTCTGCTCAACAGTAGTCTTTTCAGCTTTTGGGGATGGAGATTCCCCTGCTCCGGTTTCTCCAGAATTCCGTGGAGCATCAGGAGATACATTAACCTTCTTTCCTTGTCCTGTTTGTCTAATGGAATTAAAGACATTTCCGACCTTATCTTTAAAAGGTAATTTTGTAATTTGCTTGGCAACTGTTGCAAAACTTCCAAGTCCTGCACCCATCCCAAAGGCAAAAAGAATGTCTCTCCCTGCTTCTGTCGCAGTCCATTTTTCGTTAAAAAGATCCTTTTTCTGTTGGATCATTGCATTGGCAGCAGCAGCATAAATGGCTCCTTCACCACCCATTGCTCCAATTCTTAATGCGGTCGCTTTTGCTCCTGCCTGTAGTCCTTTAACTGTTGATCCTAATTTGACAAGCGCACCTCCAATCGGAAGCAAGGCTACAGGGTCAGCAACTCCTCCAATAAAAAACCCTCCTAACCGATACCCATCCCAAGAACCTACGGCTCTATGAAATTCAGAATAATAAGCATCTCGATTTAGACTATCCTGAAGGATTTGAACACGTCCTCCTGTTAATCCTTCTCTCCATTTAATTCTTTCATCGTACCAAAAAGAACCTTCTGGACCTGGATTCCATTCCTCTTGTGTAATTTCTTGTTTTGCAAAATCCCTATAGTTGTATGGATCTTCTTTCATTCCCATTGTCTCAATTTCAGCATTTAACGGCTCAAACTGATAAGCCATGTATTCTGCTAATTGGACCAATGGTGTCTGTGCAAATGCGTAATTCATGGAATCAAAAAATACCGACCAATCTCCAGGACGATGCCTTCTCCATTGTTCACCAATGATTGCAGGATCGTTTAAATGAGGACGGTGTTTAATTGGAACCATCAATTACCTCCAGCAGGCGTTCCCCAAAGTTTTAAGACGTAATCCCAATAATCAGGAGAACTGTCATAAACCGTTCCGTATCGGCTTGATTTAACGGGTTTACCGCTTCTAAAAGATTCCTTGTACCATTCCTTCCAGCGTTTACCTGGACCAAAATACCGATTCTGCAACTTATCTATAGCGACAAGAATGTCACCATCGCTTGGTTTTCCAGGATCTTTACCTTTTGTTCTTATAAATCTTTGAACCCTTCCTTCTGTTTCCAGCATTTTCAGAGTCCTTTGTTCCAGTAATCCTCTGCTTCCCCAGGTTTGCCACAAAAAGCCCTGCCACTTTGATTTGCCTTTGACGGGAGGTTCTTTGGAGTAAACCATTTTATCAATGTCCTCCATGTAAGTGTATTTCCCGTAATCAGCTTCTGAAGGACTTTCAAATAAAGGCTCATAGTCATCTAAAAACTCATAAGCACGTCTGGCAATAGCCCAGTTTTCAGTAAACTTAGACGCAGGAACTATTACAGGCTTTCCTGCATTTATTCCCGATTTCCAGGTTGGTGTCATAAACGTCAACCCGTCTGCACCCATAATGTACAATTGAAGTCCGTCAGATCCGTCTACAGGGAAATCCCATACTTCCCTTAATGTCCCATCTCCTGCTCTTGCTGATATTTTGAAGCGGTCAATTGCTTCTTCTGTCATGTTCTGTTCGCCATCAATTCCTAAGTTGATCTGATCTAAAGGAATGTTGTAGCGCATGGCTTCTAACCCCCATATCAGGTCTTCAGAAGCATCCTCATCAACGTCGATATATTTTTGGAACCATTTGTTTGGAATGGATACTGTCATCCCGTTTTCATTAAATGTCGTCCAATGAGCAAATAATTGGTTTTGTGCTTGAGTGATTGCTGAAAAAGTTTCATCAGGACCAGCATTAATACCAATTCCTGCTCTGGCGTATTTAGCAATAAGCCTTACTAAAGGACCTTTATTTCTAGGAGTTTTAAACCCATCTAAAACTGTAGTTCGGTTTTGATCCCATTGCCTGACAACACCTTCTGCTTTAGCAATGCCTAAAAGGTCTTTATCATCAGTTGCTAATGCTTCAACAGCAGTATTAAGAATGCTGTCACTCATCCCATCTTGAATTTGAAGCAATGCAGCAACATCAGCTTTCCCGTCTTTTTCTAGTTCACGGACAAAATAATCCATTGCACTTTTGGAATATTGAGGACCATAACGTGCTGTAAATTGGGATTCTAAGCCCCGGAAATAAGCTTTATTTAAATTTTGTTTATCGAATTGTGCCAGGAAGCGGTCACGATCATGTTCTGGCATTGGTCTAAAAGGAACTCCAAGGGCTGTTGCTCTTGCTTGTGCAGCATCCATGTCCAAAGGAACACTAACATCTTCTAATGCTTCAGGACTGTTTGATTCAGATACCGCAACGTCCATACCCCGATCAAGGTCAGTAGAACGTCCTTTTAAATAGCCTTGAAAACTACTAAAAATGGTTTTGTGAAATTGATTATTGGAGGCATTTTGCTCCAGATTCATCAAAGCATCGTTAATTTCAGACTGAGACATATTGCCTAAATCCTGATTGATTTCTTCGATCTGGGCTAAAAACTCGTCAGCTTCTGCAACATCGTCTAATTGTTCATCAGAAAGCGTGTATTCCTGTAATGGATTAACTAAACCTTGAGTATCAGGAGAAACTGTAGATGTGTAGCTATATTGATAATATTCGTTTAGTTTGCTTTGCCATTTATCAGGCTCAATGACACCGTTGCCACTGGCATTTTTAATTGCAGTTTTTGCTCCTTTAATCTGAGCATTGATAACCTGTTGAAGTTGTTGAACCTCAATATCAGAAGGTTCAAATCCGTAATCTTTTTGTATTTTTTGCTTTAATAAATCTGTATCTTGAAGGGCTATTGAAAAGTCTTTTCCTTTTGGACCTTTTTTTTCTGTAAATCGTTTTAAAAACAGTGCGGGACGCGCTTCTGATAATCTTGTAATCAAAGATTTCATTGCATTTAATTTAAGAGTCTTGTTGATATAAGACTCTCGTTTCATCAATCCACGGATTGTTCCTGCATATTTTGTTTGGTCAAAAGATGTTGTTTCTCCGTCATGCTTAAAACTGTATTTGCCTTCATTCAACCCCTTTAGAATTTTTTCAGGGTTGTCATCAGCATATAGGTTGTAGTCATGGTTGAATTTCTTGTTTACCCAAATCTTGGCAGTTTCTTTATTGGCATTCTTTTTCTGGATTGGGCTTAATGCTTCAATTCCATCAAGACTGTTAACTTCACCTTTAAATTCTTTTTCAAATACAGCATTAATTTCTGCTTCAGATTTTCCTTCCTTGTAAAGTCTCAGCATTTTGTCAGTTACAACTGATCCTTTTGCGTCAATGCTGTCAGTGAGCCGTGTAAACAACTCACCTACCATTTTGCCTAAATTGTCAGAAAGGAATTTCTGGGATCGAAGTCTTCTCCAGGTTTTAAAACGATCACGAACCGAATCGTCTTCAATAGAATTTTCAACAGTATCTAAATTGTAATCTTGGTTATTTTTATTTTTTATTTTCCGAGACAAAAAATTGTCAATTGTTGTTTGCGCATTATCAGGACCAAGGTTGGCGTTTTGTTGATTCTGGAAATGTCGAGCAACTGTCAATTCACTATCGTCATAGTAATTAGAAGCTTCTTCCATAGCGGTATTCCACTGCTTGGTTCGATCTGCTTCTTTCCAGGTTTTGTAAATCTTTGAACCACCATCAATGGTTGCCATAAGGTTTTCGATACCCCTGGACATTTGATCGTAGGGTCCAGAAACATCCATAGCCTGTGGAGCTTGCACCATGGGTCCACCACCATATTGAGGTGCTGCAGGAGTTATATCCGGTTGTTCAAATGGTAGTCTCATGTCATCCAATTCCCGTAACTACTTACTCCACTGCCAAGTGCGCCTAATGAATCTGATACATAGCCCCAGTCAGCCTGTTTTCTAAGCAATGCGGATTTACGTTTAAGTTGATTTGCAGTCATTGTGGTCTGGAAATCTGCAGAAGTTTTCCAGTCAATGAAGTCCTGTTTTAGTGTGTCAATTGAAGCTTTGGTGTTGGCTTTAACCATTTGTGCTTCCATAAACTCTTTACCAATCATGTTGACTCTGGCATTCATTGGCGTAAATTCTCCAATTGCTGCTCCTGAAGATGCTGCTTTTGTTGTTCTTGTTGCTTGTTTGCGTTCATTATTTGCAACGGTTTGAGCATATATATAAGCACCACGTTTTCTTGTTTGACCAACATTCCTGATCAGTCTTTTTGTTTGTTGACCAACATTGAATTTGTGTGTCAAAAGTGTGTCAGTCCTTTGCTTATCAACTTCATCAGCATTGGCATAACCTGATTGCCTGTTGATGTTTGCTTTGCCCATACCCAGTCCAAAACTGAGTAATCCCATTCCTAAAGGAAGTAGCCAACCCATTAGATATTAACCTCGTATTCCATTGCTAAGAGAAGAAGCGTCAGCGGAAAAGGCTGGTCGCATTTAAGACTCACCCCTTGAGATTCAAAGGATCTTGAAATAGGAGCCATTTCCTTGTCTCCGGTAAATAACGGAACCATAACTCCCATTTCATCATCAGGCGCACGGAAGATAACCTCTTCATAAACTCCGTCTTCCATTGCGAACTTCATCCCGATTGACTCAAAAAGCCTTGCAGTCACTCGGATCATCCTTTTTTTACCAATAGCAAATGCGCCTCCTCCTGGACCTGTCATCATTGGAAGTGTCAAAACCTCGGAATCATAAGAAAGTCCTAAAGTTGC